ACATAGTGCTGATGCGACAAATAACTTATTTAATATGAGTAAAAGAATGTATGACAATTTACCTAAAGCATTACAACCTGAAATTAAATATAGTAATGCGAAAGAACTTATATTTGATAAAGAAGGTGGCAAAGGGTTAGGCAGTAAAATACGATGTATGACTGCTGGACAAGAAGGTGTAGGTCGTTCTGATACAATAAATAACCTACATATATCTGAATTAGCATTTTGGCAAGGCAATAAAGAAGAAACATTGACTGGTTTATTTCAAGCAGTACCAAACACACCTAATTCAATGATAATAATAGAATCAACAGCAAATGGTTTTGAATATTTTAAAACATTGTGGGACAGAGCAGTAGAAGGTAAGAGTGATTATTTACCATTATTCGTAGGGTGGCATGAATTAAAAGAATATCAAATGCCATATACCAATTTTGAATTAACTGAAGAAGAAAAACAATTAAAAGAAACCTATAGTTTAACCAACGAACAATTAACATGGCGAAGATGGTGTATTGATAATAATTGTGGTGGGGACATAAATGTATTTAAGCAAGAATACCCAATAAACCCACACGAGGCATTCATTTCTACTGGTACATGTATATTTGATAAGGAAAAGTTAATACAAAGGTTAGAGAGACTAGAAAAACCTATTAAAACAGGTTTTTTTATTTACACTTACAACGGTTTAAAAATAAGTGATATAAAATGGGTAAATGATCCAAATGGTTATATCAAAATATACGAAACACCAAACATATATAAATATGCAATAGGTGGTGATACTGCTGGTGAAGGTTCGGACAATTTCACCGGTCAAGTAGTAAGAGCAGATACAGGCACACAAGTAGCAACATTAAAACATAAAATGGATGAAGATTTATATGCTAAACAGATGTATTGTTTAGGTGCTTATTATAAATGGGCTTTAATAGCACCAGAAGTTAATTTTTCTACATACCCAACAAAAGAGTTGGAAAGATTAGGTTACCCTAATTTATATGTAAGAGAAAGAGAAGACACATATACTAACACACTACAAAAAAGTTTTGGTTTTAAAACAACAACAATAACAAGACCATTGATTATAAGTGAGTTAGTAAAAATAGTAAGAGAACAACCTGAACTAATCAACGATGAAGATACAATAAAAGAAATGCTAACATTTGTTCGTAATGAAAAAGGTAAAGCAGAAGCACAAAATGGTTTTCATGATGACTTAATAATAGGTTTAGCAATAGCACATTATGTGAGAGAACAAGTAGTGTTTAATCAAGAAGTAATAATAACACCATTTGATTCATTCTTTAAAGAAGAAAAGAATGGGTTAGATTGGGGCGATAAAGTGGAGGTGATTTAATGGAAGGAATCATAATTTTAGTAACTGGTTCATTAGTAATAACTGCTTATACATTAGGTTTAAGAATAGGACAAAAATTATCTAAAGGTGAAGTTATAAATATAAAAGAACTAAACCCTATTCAAATGGTATCAAGAAAAATGGATGAACAAACAATGAATGAGGAATTAGAAAAACTAAATAAGGTATTAGATAATATAGAAAACTATACAGGCGATAGTAAAGGACAAAAGGAGGTGATCTAATATGGATGACATAAAACAAACAAGCTTATGGAACTTATACGAAAGGGGTGTAAGTTTTAATAGAAGTCGTGGTCTATATGCAGACACCGATAAGAACTATAGATTTTATAATGGCGATCAATGGTTTGGTTTACAAAGTGGTGGTATTGAACCAATATCATTAAATATAATCAAACCAATAGTTAAATATAAAGTAGGAACTATCAACTCAAATTTATGGGCAATTAATTATAGTGCTGAAAATATAGATGAGTTTAGAAGTCAAGCAAAAGAAGTATGTGAATTATTAAATAAGAAAGCTGCTAAACTATTTGAAAAAGACCAAATGGACTTTAAGATAAGGAAAGTATCAAAGCAAGCTGGAATCAATGCAGAAGGGTTAATTTATGTACATCATGACGAAGATATAAGAAATGAAATAGTAAATAAAAACGATGTATGTTATGGTAATGAGAATTCAAGCGATATTCAAACTCAACCATATATTATTTTAAAATCAAGAAAACCAGTAAATATAGTAAGAGAAATTGCTAAAGCAAAAGGTGTATCTAAAGAAGAAATAGAGAACATAGTAGGCGACAAAGATTATTCAGAAGAATCTGGTGAAGAAGCAAAAAGAGAAGTCAATGATATGTGTATCTTATTAACAAAAATGTGGAAAGAAAATGGTACAGTTCATTTTTCAATGTCAACTAAATATGTAGACATAGTAGAGAATAAAGATAGTGGTTTAAAACTATACCCATTAGCACATTTGTTATGGGAAGAAGTTGAAGGTAGTGCAAGAGGCGAGGGTGAAGTTAAATGGTTAACACCTAACCAAATTGAAATTAATAGAACTTTAATGAGAAGAGCATTAACAGTTAAAATGAATGCTTACCCTAAACAAATAGTAAATACTTCAAAACTTATTAATCCACAAGATGTAGATAAGATAGGTGTTACATTAAGAACAAACGATATAAAAGTAGATGATGTTGCTAAATTGTTTAAATCAACAATACCTGCTTCAATGAGTACCGATGCTGAAAAACTACAACTAGAATTAATTGATAAGTCAAGAGAATTAGCTGGTGCTGGTGATATAGCAACAGGACAAATCAATCCAGAACAAGCAAGTGGTAGAGCTATATTAGCAGTAAAACAAGCAAGTGAACAACCATTAGTAGAACAAGTAATAAATGTTAAGACATTTATAGAAGATTTAGCAAGAATATATTTAGATATATGGAAAACATACCCTGAAGAAGATTTAGTAATAATTGATGAAGAAGATGGCGAAGAAATAAAGTACACCATACCAAAAGGATTATTAGAAAAATTACAAGCAAGTGTAAGAGTAGATATTACACCTAAAGGGGCATTTGATAAGTATGCACAAGAAATGAGTTTAGAAAACCTATTTACTAATGGTGCAATAACATTTGAAGAGTATGTAGAATCATTAGACCACGATTCAATAATGCCAAAAGTTAAACTTGAAGCAATACTTGAAAAGAGAAAAGTGGTACAACAAGAAATGGCACAAATTGAAAATCAAGCATTCCAAATGGAAAGTCAAATGGAACAAATGCTAGGTGCTAACGAACAAATAGACCAAATAGAAATGGCTGGTCAACAAATAATGGGTGAGTAGGGGATTCCCTTTTTTCCCGACCATTCGTTAATTAACCCTTGTAATACAAGGTTTTTTTTGTCTTTTAATAATTTTACATACTAATTACATACTAAAATTTTAATTTCTTTTAATTGTTATTGATTTCAAAAAAACGGAAAAGCTTGTCTGATAAGGCTTTGTAATTGTTTTTAATCATCAAAAACAGACGAAAAAGCAATCCTGTTAACTAGACCAAAACAAAAAGTCTTTAAACTTTAGGAATAGTCAAAACAAATGACTTTAAACATAGGGAGGTAGAAATATGGAAAAGTTTTACGAAGAAACTTTTGTTGATGAAGTTCAATCAACTGAAACAGATGAACTAGGTGTAGAATTAACTGACACCACTGAAACCGAAGAAATCGATGTACACGAAGAAAAGGTAGCAGAAGAAGTTAAAATGATTTCTCTTGAAGAAGCAGAGGCATTAGCAATTAAAAGAGCAAACGATGCAGTAGAAGCTAGATTAAAAAGAGAAAGAAAACAGTTCGAGAAGGAATTAGCAAAATACAAAAGCACTGAAACAATTTTAAGGGCAGGTCTAGGTACAGAAACCATAGATGAAGCAAACGAAAAATTGGAAACTTTTTATAAACAACAAGGTGTTGTTATTCCAGAGAACAAAGGTTTAAGTGAAAGAGAGATAGAAATACTCGCTAGAGCAGAAGCCGAAGAAATAATCGAAGCTGGGTTTGAAGAGATGGCAAAAGAAGCCAATGAACTAGCAAAAAGGGGTTATGAGAACCTAGATGCAAGGGAAAAGAAAATCTTCACAACATTAGCAGAGAAATTAACTCAAGAAACACAGAAACAAGAGTTAATAAAAATTGGTGTTGAACCAAGTGTATTAGAAGAAAGAGAGTTTAAAGAATTTGCTAGTAAGTTTAATTCAAAAACACCTATAGCAGATATTTACAATCTTTATTCAAAAACAAACAAACCAAAAAAACAAATTGAAAAAATGGGTTCTATGAAGTCATTAGAAAGCCCAACAAAAATTAAAGAGTTCTATACGATGGAAGAAGTCGCAGCATTGACTGAAAAAGACTTGGACAATCCAGAACTATTAAGAGCAGTTGAAGATTCAATGACAAAATGGTAACCACAAAATAGGAGGATTAAAATATGGCTATTACAAAGTTCCAAAGAACAATATGGTCTAAAAAACTTAATTCTGCACTAGAAACAATTACAAGTTTAAGAAACCACTGTGATTTTAAATACGAAGGCGACATAGAAGGGGCAAAAGAAGTTAAGATTTTAAATGTTGTTAGACCAACTATCGAAACTTATGTTCCAGGTACTGATTTAGTTCTAGAAGTACCAACAGATGCAGATCAAATATTAAAGATTGACCAATTCAAATACTTCAACTTTGCTGTTGAAGACATTGATAAAGCACAATCTACACCAGGATTAATGGAAGAATTAACAAAAGAAGCAACTCGTGGGTTAGTTGAAGAAGGCGACAAATATGTAGCATCTTTAGTTAAAGCAGGTGTTGAAGCATTAGTTAGTCCATTAGCACAAAACACTGCTGCTGTAGCACCAGCTAAAGCAACAATAGTTGGTGAAGTTGAAGCTGGATTTGCACATTTATATTCAAAAAACTGCAAAATCTCTGACATTTATCATTTTGAAGTTGATCCAACAGTATTTGTTGAGTTTAGACAAGCATTGACTGAACTATTCACAAACAATATTGAAATGGCTAAAAAAGGTTATGTAGGTGCTTATGGTAATGCTAAAGTATCTATTGAAAACTTATTGCCAAAAAATAATGTTGGGAATGAAGTTTATAACATTTTAAGAACTAACAAAGCAATCGCATTCGCAGAACAAATAAACAAAGTAGAAGCATATAGACCAGAAAAAGCATTTAGTGATGCTTTAAGAGCTTTATATGTATTTGGTGCAAAAATTATAAGACCAGAAGAAATCTATGTAATTAAAACTACAAAATAGTAGTTTAAAGATAGTAGCAAGGTTATTCCTTGCTTATAGAGTATGAACAAATGTTCGTGTTTTATAAGCAGTGAATAACTGAAGGAGGAAATTATGGAAGAAAAAAAAAGATTGGCAAAGATATATAATAAGACCAAAAACACATTTATTCTTTGGTAGAAAGGTAACTTGAGATTTAGAGTTTCATGAATTTACTGAAGATAAAAGTGTAGAACAAACATTAAAAGATTGTGTATTAACAACAAAAGTAAAAAGAACATATCAATTTGAAGGAATAGAAACAAAAGAAAAGGCAACATTTACACAAACATTACCTGAAGGAACAATTTTGATATGGACTGAACAAAATGGTTATACAGTATCAAACGAAAAAATGGTTATGGCTGATGAAGCAATAGAATCATTAAAACCATTATTAGAATTTTCAAGTAAGGGGGTATAAAAATGACTTTAGAACAAATGAAGATAAAGGTTCTAGGGATGATAGAAGAATTAAACGAAGATAGTATATATTTAACAGATGATCCAGATATAGCATTAAAAATAAATGAAGTAATGAATCAGATACAAAATGAGTTATCAAGAATTAAAAAGATAACTGATAAATATACATACGACACTTCTTTAGGATTGACATTGTCAATAAAAGATATTCCCAATTTTTATCAATTATTAAAAATACCAAATTCAAAATATGAAATGATAGGTGATGAAATCACATTTGAAGAAGAAGGGAAATATATAATAC